AGAGACTCCCCAGGTGACCCCTGGGGCCACTGTACTCAAGATTGAGTGCCGTGACGCGAGGGGTTATCATGTAGTATGCAGACTACACAGCAGTCTCCGTCTTCGTGGATGGTGTCCAAGAACTTCAGGCTATCTGAGGTGACCTGCAAGCACTGCGGCAGGCACGGGATGCAGAAGGAATTCATCGATCTCCTACAACAGTTCAGGGATTTCCTTGGAGCGCCAGTCGTAATCACGAGCGGGTATCGCTGTGCGAGTCACCCTGTCGAAGTTGCCAAGAAAGGCAAGGCAGGCAGGCATAGGATGGGCGTGGCTGTAGATATTCACAGCCCCGGCATGAGCTTGGAAAATCTCTACAAGAAGATCGTAGAGTTCGGGCGCTTCCTGGGTGTTGGTGTATCCCTCGAAGGTGGGTTCATACATTGCGACAAAAGGGAGACCAAAGCGAGATGGAAATACAAGGACGGAAAAGACGTGGCTTGGGACGGGAAGTGGGAGACGTTGTAATGGAGGAGGTCGCTGTAGGGGCGCTGCTCAAGCCGCTCAAGCTGACGATCAACGACCCGGCGTTCCCTATATCGATGTACCTGAAGAACGAGTACGGGGAGAATGTGCCCAGCCCCAGCGCCAGTAAAGATCTGTACCGGGTAGCGCAGCAGATCTCCAAGCAGATCAGGTTCCTCCCGGTAGAGGGCGTGGCGCTGAAGGTGGAGTATCACGACAAGAACAAGCTGAAGGATTACCCGGCGCTATTGGACTGCGTGTTGAGGGTGTTGTATCGTGCGTGCATAATCGAGTGCATGTCCAGCAACTCGGTTGAGGACATAGAGATTAAGCAGGTGAGAAGTGATAGGCGCAAGGTTGTTATCAACATTACGCCTACCAGAGTGTTAGCGCCAGAGAAGCAGGCTACCGAAGCCGAAGCGGTACTTCCTTCTTGAACTCCTGAGCTTCTTTCGCGAGAGAGATGATCTGCTGCTGAAGGTCGTTCAGTTCATCTCTCTTTTCGCTCGGTGACAGGTCGGGGTCAGACTGGATCATTCTCTTGGCGCGATTCAGTTCCCTGATCTCTTCGACGATTGGCTTGACCTGCTCCCCCACTTCAGCCAAGGTGTAGAGTTCTTCTTCCTTCGCCTCGGACAGTTCCCTCCCGCTTTCGGAGTATGCCTTGAGCGTGGTCACTGCCATCTTAGCTGCTTCGTCAATCATGTACAGATCTTCGACAGCCTTCTTGCCGTCAGGAGACTTGAACAGGGGGCCAAGGATAGGCAGGAGATACGGCTCAGAGAATCTCAGCCTCTCCGGCGTCGGCGCTCCGCTTCCCATATCCAGTAACCTGCCAACTACGTCGGCAATATACGCGCCATTTGTTCCGAAGTATCCACGGATGAGGTGATCAACCATCACAGGCGAGACAGGAAGAGGCGTTTCCGCTGCGGCCTTGCCTGCCAGCTTGGCAACCCCAGTAGTGTATTCGGTGTAGCGATCTTCCGGCAGCAGGCTGGCGAGGTACTGATTCTCAATCGGCCTCCTGGTGTAGAAGTCGAAATTACCAAGGACTTCGACAGCAGGAAGCGCGACCTGCGGGATGGGGTTAAAGGATAAAGTATCCACTACCGCCCTCTTCATCGCGTCAACCAACTCAGCGCCATCAGAACGGCCAAGCGCCATAGTGATCATTCTCTCGGGCAACATCTTGCTGACAATGCCAAGCTCCTGAGGGATAGGGAACTTGATAGCCGTACCATCACGGACTCCAGGAATAAAGTCGATTGGCAGGAACAGGTTGGAATCCCGCTCTTCGTCGGTGGCGTTGACCCAAGCCGGGTGGTCCGACATGAGCAGGGCGTAGATCGAAGACAGCCCCACGAAGTACAAGAACCTAGCAACAGCCGCCTTCTTCATCTCGGCGCTGGCCTGATTCGGCATCATCTTCTCGCCCCGCATGGTTCGATAGAAGACATCTAGGCCCTGGATTCTGGCGTTGAAGAACGGAATCAGCGCCATAGCAATCTGAAGACCACGGGAACTTCCCTTGCGAGAGAAGTTGATGGTTTCCATGGCGGCAAACAGAGCCTCCGCTCGATCACCAGTCTTAGCCAGAACATCCTGATAGACCTTGGTTCTCGTGCTGGATTCCGAGATCTCAGCGGCTCGCTCAAGGGTGTCGTACAGCTTGCGGAGTGCGTTTTTCTGCTCCTCCCCGATCTCCTGCCGGATAGCCCTGGCGACCTCGGACAAACTCTTCTTCCTCAGGCCAGAGCTAGAGATACCAGCCGACTTCAGCGCCCTGAACTCAGGAGAGTTCTTGTATGCCATCTCGATTCCCTTGAACATCTCTTTAGCCGGGGGCGTGAGGTTGTTCCCAAATCGGCCAAGCGTCCATGCCTGGAGGGTATCCCTGATCGTGTTCCTGATAATGAATGTCGGGGACAGTGTCGTTCCCCTACGCAGGGCTTCAGTAGCCAGCGCCATGCCCTTGAGAACGTCTTGGACAGGGAAGCCAGATTCAGCCACTGCGTTATACAGAGACTCATCTCTGACTTCATAGTGCTTCTTGACGCCATTCTCTCGAATGGTTATCACATTAGCACCTTGGGCAGCATCTCCCGGCTTGTCGATTGGCTTCATGTAGCCAGTGAGTACGCCGTCTCTAGCGACCTTTCTTGCGGAGAAGTTCTTCGCGGCAGTGCCAACCATGTAGTAGGTGTTGGCGACGATGTTCTCAATCGCATCGTTGACGGATAGGTCCCGGCCAGTTAGCCCCTTGGGATTCGAGAGGTTGGTGACCTGAGAGTTCATCTTCGGCGCATCGACCTCTCCAGTATCAACCATCCCGTCCTGCGTCTTAATCGTAGGGATACGGTAGAACGGGATGTAGAACGAAGACTTCCAGGCTTTAGCCTCGCCTACAGAGATGAATCCGCTCTTACGGAGGATGTCTACTAGGTTGTCGTTGTACTGCTTGAAGTTCTTGATCTCTGTGTCTATGTCTTTATCGTTGACCCACCTGTCGTATTCACGATTGACATCCTGTTCGGAGATCGTGCCGCCAGGATCCTTGCCAGCATCCTTCAGGTCTTTGTACCTTTTGGCGTAGGCAAAGTTGAAGAACGCGTCGAGTTTGTCCTTCTCTTTCAGGCGCTGGAAGATCTTGAGCGGCGCTATTTCGGGGTTGTCATCGGCAAGAATGATACTCCCCTCCAGCTTGAAGCCGCCAGTTTCAAGCCCAGTCAGCGCCATGTCCTGGGCTTTATCCATGAACAGGAGGGAATGATACGAACCTTCTGCGGCGCTAAGGAACCTCTTGTCGCCAGTCTTGGAGTAGGCTTCAATCGCCATCAAGCGAACTGGATCATACCTGTCCACCATCTTCTGCCTGGAGAGGTTGTCCTTGAAGGTGTCTTTGATCTTATCGATGATTCCCTTGGGCTGCTTCTTTACAAAGAACGGAGTTACAGCGCCTGATCCCTGGGGGCTGGCGAGGGGATCGTTCTTAACCGCTTGGGATTGAGAGGGTGCGAGTTCAGCTTTGCCGGGGGCGGCAGCTTTTTCAACTGGTTTAGCCGGGGCCTGAGGTGTTGGGCCTACCGCAGCAGGAGTGGTAGCGCCAGTCTCGACAGACTTTCTGGCCTTGTCGGAGACGTAGCGGGACTTGCCAACCCTGACAATATCCCCACTGCTCATCATCCGCTTGATAATCCCATCCACATCTTCCGGCGCGATGTCGAGATCTTGGATCAGGTACTGCTGGGCATTCTTGATCGGGGTCTTGCGGTCGAACTTCGAAGCCAGTCCAGAGAGCGCCTTCTGATACTTCTCGTCAGCGGCCTCTTCTTCCTCCCCGTATACCTTGGTCTCTACTTCTACATCTTGCTGCCCGCCAACACGAGGAGAGACCTCCTTCATGCCAACGCGCTTTACCTTGCCATCGACCAACTCGAACTCAGAGGTAAAGCCACGCTTGCCAATGTCGCCAGACTTGATCGCGGCCAGAACATCCTCGGCGCTCTTGTACCCAAGGGCAGCGGTATTGCGCCCGAAGTCCATGAAGTACCGGACTTTGTTGATCAGCGACAGAGAAGATGGATCGAGGCGCTTGGGGTCGATGTCATTCAACTCCTTCGCCTTCATTGCGACAGCTTCTTCGTCCAGAGCTTCCTTGATCTTCTGATCGTTCATGCCCTGAGACCTGTAAAGCTGCGTGTACTTCTCGCGCTGTTCGTCGTTCAGTGTGTCTGCATTGAACTTGGTGGTAAGCAGCGCCCATTCTGGATCACTGATCAACCCAGCCTCGCGCATGCCGTGAACGATCTCGTGATCCATCGACCCGATCATTTCCTTGACCGAGCGGACCTTGCCATCTGGTGCCACAGAAAGCCTGATCACCCGGTTAAAGTACTGGCCGAGGTTGGGAGTGTTCTCGATCTTCTCGGAGAGGCCAATCGTGAAGAGGTCGCTCAGATTCCGGCGCTTGAGTGCGTCCCTGATCTCGGGAGCGATTACGCGCTCAGTCTCTTTAAGGTTGAACGCACGCTGCTGCTGCTCGATGTTCGGGTTGCTGCTGATCGGAAGCTCAAACCTGGGGCCAGGAGCGCCTTCGTTGAGATACTGTTTGCCTTCAATCTCAACCACATCACCACGTTCAATCATGTGCTTGAACATCTCTTTCGATGTGGCACGAGTTGGCTTAATGGTGCTTGTGGGGTCTTCAGCGGCGGTCTTGGTGGCGGCGTAGATGGTATCAGGGCTGACGGGTATCAACCCGCTCTCATCCCTTACGGTAGCGTTGAGTTCCTTCTTTACAGACCTGTAGTCGTCCCTGTTATAGAGGGTTTCGCGGGTCTTGAAGTCTTCTTCTTCCGCTATCTCCTCGGGGGTAACAGTCTTCCCCTGGCCGCTCTCGATTAGGGAATCAACCCGTCCCTTGTTTATATCGGACAGGTTCTTGTACTGCGTGCCGAATCGGGTATACGCGACTCGGTTCTGAAGTTTATAGACCGGATCTCCAAACTCGGGCAACCCAACGGCAGCGGCTTCGACGTTTGCCTGAGTTCTCTCTTGCGCCTTCTTCGCTAGTTCCTGGTTCTGGGATTCGATCTCAGATCTGCGAACATCAATCAGATCACCAAGGGCAATAATCTCAGAGTCCTTCAGCTTCCCGAGCGGCTTTTTGAATTCAGACCGCGCCAGATCAGATGCAATGCCGAAGTTCTCATCGACCTTGATCTTGGCAGACAGCCTTTGGCGAATGAAGTTGTCGAAGCTCTCTTGGGCGTACATGTTCTTAAGGGAGGCTTCCTCAAGCGCCTGCTGTTGACTAATGGCCTTGGCTCGACTCTTTTCCACAAAAGACCGAGTCTCTTCGGGCGTCATATCATCGAAGATCTTGGCCTGCTCTGGCGTCATATCTTGGACGTACTTGTTCAAGACATTCCTCTGTAGCGGAGACCACTCTTCAATAGGCTTAACGGCGGGATCAGGAAGCAGCCCAGGAAACTCAGGGAGAGATCCGATTTGCTCCTGCCTGAATTGAGCTTCCTCTTGGCTTCTGGCTTCAGCCTCTGCATCCGCCAATTCCTTCTGGCGCTGCGCCTCTAGTTGCTTAAACAACTCCTGAGACTGCTCGTTGGAGATCTGCTGGTCTTGCCTTAGCTTTTCGATCTGCCTCCATGCCTCAGTGTCTCCAGCGGTGATAGCAAGTGGCCTCTGTGGGGCAAGGATGGCCTCAGTAGCAGCCCGCTTCTCACGCTTCTGGCGCTCTCCTTCGATAAGCGATATGTCCTCACCACGGACCTGGACGGTAGACTCTTCTCCTGGCGCGAGTTCAGGAAGAGCTTCAGTTACGAGAGAACGCTGCGCCTCAAGGTTCCGCTGTGCGTTCTTCCTGCGGATGTAGGTATCCCGAAACAACTGAGCGCCACCCTGAAGGGCAGAGCCAGCAACCCCGCCAAACAGCGCAGCCTCTCCAATCCCCTCAAGGGCAGCCTGCTGCTCGTTGTACTGCTTCTCGATCACATTCTGGAGAACTTGCTGCGCCGATTCAGTAGCAGCCTCACCCACGCCAGTAATGCCAGCCTCAAGCAGTCGCTTGCCTAGCGTTGTATCGGCGGCACGACCAAAAGCCTCAGCCTCAACGGAAGAAGGAATAGCGCCGAGAATCCTTCTCATCGGAGCAAAGCGGCCAAGCGCCTCACCAAATGGAACGGCTTCCAGGGCAGCGGTACCAGCGCCAGCCCCAAGAGCATAGAGTTGACGCATCGCCGGGTCGATGAATTCACCCTGCGCCTCCTGCTCCCGCATGCGCTCGACTTGTTCTCCGGCACCCTGGACGCCAGACATGGCGGCAGTCAGATATGGAGCGGCCTTCACTAGCTTTCCAGCGCCACCAAGAACTTTGGCAGCTACGCCAGGAGTAAAGAAGGAAGCGATACCGCCGATAGTCTGGCCTACCTGGGACGCGCCAGAAGCAGCGGCCTCTTCCCCGACAGCCTGCTTCAGCTTCTCTTGAACCCACTCGTTAAAGGAAGCGCCAGCTTCTTCTACCGGGCGAATGCCAGTCAGACCGCCAATGCCTTCGAGAGTGGAACCAACCAACCCGGAAGCGAGACCAGCAGGCAGGCCAGCTACAAAGCCAGCGGCCTGTTGCATAGTGGAAGGCTCAGGCTTCTTCTCTTCCTTTGGCGCTTCCGCCTCAGGAGCAGCCATCGACACACCAGCCCTCTCTTTTGCATACTTGGAAAGTTCCTGTCCCGTGAGTTCGGCAGGCACCTCCATGTAGCCGTATCCTCTCAGGTAGATAACTTTAGTAGCCATTTGCCTTCCTTGAGTCAGTGGCGCAGGAATGCGCTATTCACTTTATTATTCCGCACTGTGGTCGCTAAACTAATCGACAACTTCAATTCCGGCTGCTACTGGGATTCTCTCCTGGATATTGCGAAGCCGCCTGTAAAGCTCCATCAATTCCTTCTGGATAGCCTCTTTTTGTTTCCGTGGTGCAATCTTGAGATTGTCATTGAGGCTATTGATCTGATTCTGGATCAACTTGCCTTCTGCTTCAGCGGCCTTCATTGCTGTTGCCATCTTAGGGTCGATACGGCCAATACCCCTAGACCCAGCGGAAATCTCAGCAACTCTCAGGCGGTTCGCCATTTCAGCATTGCCTTGCTCTTTGTTCGCCTTGATCTGAGCCGCCTGCTTCAGCATCTCGAAAGCCTGCTGCGACTCACGAGCCTTAGTCTCATACTGCATTTGCAGGTTTCGGTCTTTTGATCTCTGCGAAGCCTCATGCATCGCACGAGCATTTGCGCCGAGATTGTTGGCAATAGTCTGAAGCTGGCCAGAATCCATCTGCATGAGGTTCATCATGGTAGCAGCCTTCTTCTCTTGATCCTGCTGGCGCATCCGCTCAAGCGACATCTCTGCCATCATCGCGGCGTTGATGTCCTTCTCGCGCTGCTCCTTCGCTGCCTTGTAGCTCTGCGACCCAACGCCAATTCCCTGCGCCAACAGACTGGCAAGCCCAACGCGAGGATCCCGGTTGCTGGCAATGGCAGTGCCAGCGGCAATCAGCGCGTCACCAAAGCTAGGTTTCTTGGATTCAGCCAACTGGCGCTGACGCCGAATAAGATCCTCATACCTGGAGTAGTCGGGTTTGCCGAGCATCTGCTCAGCGATAGCGCCAAACTCCTGCGGGGTTCTTTCTCCCTGCCGGAACTGCTTCATGTACTCGGCGCGATCTGTAATGAGATCTCCCTCCGCATACCGCGCAACATGCCCACCCTGCGCCATCGCCATAGCCTGAGGCGGCGCTGCCTGCATAATCCCCTGCGGAGGAGGCTGCTGCGGCGCTCCCTGTTGAGGCTGGCCCTGCTGCATCTGCGGTTGAACCAGATTCTGCGCCACCTGCTGTGCTACAGAAGGCTGCTGTTGCTGCTGCTGTGCCTTGGCGTACTGCGCCCTCAACTGCTCCCGGCGCTTCATCTCGGCAAGCACCAGATACGGCGGCACCACCACAGGGTTCTGACCAGCTGCCAGAAGCTGCTGATCAGAGAGGTTCTTAATGTCGTCTGCTGCTTTTACGAGATTCATCGCTTACCTTATCTGTTGTAGATGTTCGAGAACAAACCAGCGCCAGCAGTCAGCAGGCCGCTCAACCCACCAGCACTAGGCCTCTGGAACTGAGCAGACTCTGTCTGATACCCGATAGGCACACCGTGCATAATGCCCGTCAAGAAGTTCATCTGTTGATACGGGAAGTTCTGCTGGTTGATGAAGTCTTGATATGCAAGATCCATCTCTCTCTGGGTATTGGCGTCAACATAAGCGCCACCCTGCTGCATAGCGGCCAGCCGCTGGAGTTCCATCTGCTGCGCCATGCCAGGGATGCCCATAAGAGAAGTCCCCATCCCCGCCATCCCGCTGGCTCCAGCCTGAGCTTGCTGAAGTGCGGCCAACTTGTTCTGGAAAGACTGCTGTCGCTGCGCCTCGCGCTCCTGAGAGGCGCGGGAGATCAGGTCCGTCTTCATTCCAGTCAGGCCCATCATAGCGCCAAGGTTTGCTTTGGCGGCATCCAGGCCAGCCATTGTCCCCAGGTTTTGGGTCTCAAGGGCCGAGCGAAGATCAGCCTGACCAGCCGTAAGGCCAGCCTGCTGATTCGCCATCTGCGCTTCGAGAGCGGCGCGAAGGTTTGCCTGCTGAGAGGCAAGAGACGCAGCCCGATCCCGCTCAAACTGAGACTGAGCAGACTCATAACCGCGCTGCAAGCCGGTCGCTTCGATATCGCCCAACTGGCGCTGAAGAGCTTCTTCGGCCATGCCCTCCTGGATCGCCTGACGATGCCCGCCGAAGGCACCCGCACGCACGGCGGCAGCAGATCTGCCAGCTTTCTGCATTGCGGACTGGCGCTGTGCCTCCCGCTTTTGCGTGTCGATAACGGCACGCTGATACGGGGACATGTATTTTTCAGCGACAGGCGTATCAAACTCACCAACCTGGGTTCTTCCAGCAGTTACAGCGTTGGGGCGATCAAACCGGGGAGCCTCTAATTTATCTATAGAGATAGGCTGATTGAGCTTAAGGTCTACTGCCTCCAGGCCCGCTGGGCCAGTCAGCCTTTCCATCAAGTAGCTGTCCTCGGGAGTGCCGCCAGTCCCTCCAGGCCCAAGTCCAACTTGACTCAAGAGGGATTCTCCAGCTTCCGCTCCAGTGCTGGCAATGTCGGCTGCTCGATTGATCGTCCGGACACCCTTGCCAAAGTCGGTTCCAGGGAGGATGCCAGTGTATTCCTGGCCATCATCGCCCTTCATCTTCCCGAAGATGCTTGGCATATCCCCAACGCCCCTCAATGCGCCACGAGTAAGGTCGCTGACCGTATAACCAAGCCCGGGAGTGTATTGCCCAAAGTCTCCACCCATCATAGGGTTGCGCTGACCACCAAATACAGGGGGCGCATTGAATAGAGAGGGGTTTGCAGTGGCGTCAGGGTTTACCGTATTCCAGAAGGAAGCAAGGCCACCAGCCCCGCCAGCGCCACCGAAAGATGGGTTTTGAGGTCTGCCAAACCCGCCAAACAAAGGAGGCTGGTTGCCAGATTGACCGCCGCCAAAACCGCCGCCGTCTACCTTTCGGATAGCGCCACCTTCTGCGAATCGGCCAATCTGCGGACCTACCTCACCGCTCCGTTGCTGGGCCATTGGCATACCGTAGCCCATGCCGCCCATCATGCGACCATAACCCATCATGGGATTATAGCCACCCATGCCGTATCCCATCGGCGTGCCGTAGCCCATCGGCATACCGTAGCCCATTCTGCTCGCAGGCATACCGTAGCCCATGCCGCCCATCATGCGACCGTAGCCCATCGAAGGACTATAGCCACCCATTCCGCCGCCATACAGGGAGCCGATTCCACCCATTGCCGGGTAGCTTGCTGGAGATGGAGGTGCGACTGAACCTTGCGCCGGATCACTCCTAGAAATAGTAGGTCTATCAGGCACGAACGAGGGCGGCTGCACTGGCACTTTGTTAATTGCATCAGCCTGCCTTCTCTCGAAGTCGTAGTAGCTCTCTCCGGGGCGCTGAGGTTCGAGAGAAGAGAGGGCTTCCTTCCTTAACCTAAGCCACTCTGGCTCAGAACCACCGTCAAGGCCAGCCGCTTTTTTCCAAGACTGTTCGGCGCTCTGCTGGGACTTCTTCGCTTCGTCTAAAGCAGAATTACCTCCACCCATCATGGAGAGCAACCCCTCAATCTGCTTCAACCGATCAGGGGAATAGCCACTGGTATCCCCAACAACAGCACCAAGGCGATTTGAGGAGTCACCAGAAGAGCTAGCGGAACCGCCCTGTTCTAAAAACTTCCTTACAGCATCCTCGCGCTCTTTACTACTTTCAATATTTTGACGCCTTTCCTCCCACTGGGCCGGAGTGCCGACAAACTGGTTCTTGGAGTCACTGAATCGCTCGGACATCGGAGACTTCAACAGTTCTTGAAGTCGTTTTTCTGATTCCGGAGAAGATACCGACCTCATTTCGCTTATAGGGGCGCTGCCGCCACCCAGCATTGCCCTTTCCTGCGCAAAGGGATCCGCCATCTGGTTAGCGCCAGAGGGGCCGTAGCCTCCAGCGCCAGCCCGAGGGTTAATCTGATTGACAGGCCTGCCCGTGTACTGACCCTCCATACTGGGAGGACCCCAACTCTGGATAGCGTCCGCGCTGGGGGGTTTAATTTTGGGGGAGTATCCCGGTGCGCCACTACCTTCACGGAAGCCGTAATGAGAGACGCCAGCCGCATCTCCAGAATTGATTTGCGGATTAGCTACAGGGGAAGTCTGCTGAGACGGCTGAGATGGTGTCATCATCTGGCTGAATCCACCACGCGAATTGTTGTAGGAATTCATGCCTCCACCCATTTGAGGCATGCCCATGCCCATCTGCGGCATACCGTACCCACCGCCGAAGCCCATGCCCATCTGCGGCATACCCATAGCCATGGGCATCCCATACCCACCGCCATACCCACCACCGAACCCGCCACCAAAACCGCCACCAAACCCCATAGGCGACATGCCAAAACCACCGCCAAAGAACCTGCGGAGAGCGCCACCCCGGCTGTAGTTCCTTACCTTCCCGTCATCACCGATGTCGAACTGAGCGAGAGTGCCGCCGCCAGCGTATCCCTCGGCATTCTTGCGGACCCACTCGTCTTCTTCCTGAGCATTGCGGGCGGTAGTAGTAATGCCGGTTCCTTTGTCGACCTGGACACCGAAACTCGGCGCTGACTTCCCCTGCCCTTCGTTGATCTGGCGAAGAAGATCAACCATATCCGAGGCCCCGCGAGATATAGCACTCATGGCTGGATTGGCGACAGAAGCCGAGCCTTCTCCAGTGGCGCTGACACTAGCGCCAGGAGCGAAAGGGTTCTGCTTGCCAGACTGAACCAAGCCTTGCGCCCAATCTTGCTTGCTTTGCTGGGGAGTTGAAGGAGCAGAGGGCTGACCAATCGGAGAGGTCGCAGCGCCGGAAGCATACGCCTGATTGTTCTGCTGGATGAGCCTGTCAATCTGAGAGGTATCCCCACCCCCGGCAGCAATCTCAGCACGAAGCCCCGCAAGAGACTGCGTCATCTCACTAGGAGTTCTGGCGCGAGTGACACCATCAACCGTGATAGGACCAATCGCCTGCTGAATCAAGCCAGCATTCAGGGCATCCCTTCCACCCACGTCGATCAAGTTCTGAGGGGGAGGCGAGACAGGGCCAACCGGGTTCGTTCTCGAAACTCTCCCGCCAAGCATGGAAGCGATACCTTGGGCCTGCTCGTCAGTCGCATACTGTGCGGGATTGTACCCTCCAGCGCCTCGATTGGTATCCGTAGTGCCAGCAGAGCCAGGGACAACCATCGGCAGTACAGCAGCAGAAGAAGGAGTTCCGACGGGAGGAGCGCCAACTACGCGAGGAGCGCCGGATCTACCGCCAGTACCAACTCCACCGCCACCGCCAGTGCCGCCGCCACCAACAGCGCCAATCGGGCCACGGGATCCAGTCCCAGCCCCGCCACCAGTAGACCCCCCGCCACCAGTAGAGCCACCCCCTCCGGTAGAGCCACCCCCTCCGGTAGAGCCGCCACCGCTAGAAACATCAGGCGTCGGGTTTTGGTTCGTGAGGTTCGTGCCGATTACGCCAGGAATAGTCCAGGTGGAAGCATACCCACCAGGACCCATGTTGCCCACAACGGGATTCCTTACGCCGCCAGAGATCATGTTCTTGAAATCTTCAAAGGTTGGAGTCTCAGTGTACTCACTGACCCCGCCCTTGAGCGGCTCATCCATGCCCTCTCGGAATTTCGCGTAGGCAGCAGCCACTTCCTCTGCAAGATTGCCGCCGCTAGCCATCGATACAATCGGCTTGTATTTCTCAGGGATGTAGGTGCGAGTCTTCGGATCCCATACCATGCCCAGGATCTTCGGCATGCGGCCACTCGCCATAGCAAGGGCGCTGGCAATCCCAGACTTGCTCGTGTCTTCAGTTTGAGGGATGTCGGTTCGGGTTTCGCCACTACCCGTGGCGGTGCCTCCAGGGGCCTCACCCCCAGGGGCAGTGGTGCCGCCAGAGGAAGGCTGGGCAGAGCCACTTACATAGGTGGCATTCGGAAATTGCTGACGGAACCAATTGGTGTTCGGGTTGAAGACAGTCCGAAACGCAGCATTAAGCAACGCAGAGCGGTAATCCCGAAGGTACTCAGGTACGTCCTGAACCTGTACTGTAGTCTGAAGCGGATCAGCCATTACTATCTCCTACGCAGGAAGTACCCTGCTATCCTTAATCTTTCCGGGTTGCTTTTTGCTACCAGTGCGATCCATGCGAACTCGGTCCATCATGGCGTATAATTTTCTTGCACCAGCTTCACTGCTGCCATCTCCCAAGCCGGATACGACATCGGCGGGGATAATGAATTCATCGTTCGAAAGGAGAACCTTCTGACCACCATGCGCCATACGGGCGGTAGCCATATCGTCCATTCCATTGCCGGGGCCTTTTATCATTCCCTCTGGTGGAGTGTATTCCTCTTCACCCTGGCCCTCACCTTCTTGTTCGTTTTCGCCAGACATGCGCTTGTACAGATCCTGAAGCGCCTCTTTCCCGTAGTAGGCAAGGTAGGTGTTTAGAGCAGCCTCGGGGTCTTCGCCTTCTCCACGAATGGCGTTCATTGCGTCCTGAACAATCTTCTGCGCCTTCTCCTCTTCAGGCTCCAGCTTGCCGCCCTCTGCGTAGCCATCAACCTGAGAAGATAAGCCCATAGGCAACGTGGCGGCAATCCCCTGACCAAGAAGAGGATTGGGCTGTGTGCTTTGAACCGGGCCAGGAGTCACGTCAAAAACCTGACGCCTGTTCTCGCGCTTGTTCATGTCTTCTATGTACTTTCTCGCATCACTAAGCTGCTGTTGGTTTTGCTTCTTTTGGTCGGGCATAGCAGCGCCAACGGCCTGACCAGCAGCACCCGCAATTAGCGAAGGAACGACTGCTGTTTTGAGCATGGTTCCGAGAGTGGTAGCCTTGCCTGCCGCATTAGCCAAGTTGAGGGCTTTGCCAACACCGAGCAAGGGCTTAAGGAAGCCAGCGCCAGCGCCACCAGTCATTCCAATCAGCGCAGCGGCACCAGCACCCAGCCCAATCGCTCCAAGGAACTTCTTCCAAGACCAAGCCTCAGGCAATCCCGTCTCAGGGTTGATCGTCAGGTTGTCGCCCAACAGCGCCGCAATACCTGCAAGTTCTTCAGGCTGAATATGCAAAAGGGTGGAATCTCCACCCCTTCCTTTGTTCGCAACCTGCTTAGCGAGAGACGCGATACCCTTGCTCATGTTGTTACAGTCACCGTACCCAGTTTAATCTTTATCTTGTTGCTTGGCGCAAACACCTGCCCCGGAAGGACAATCCTTAGCAGGCCATCTCCATCTGCCCACACCATGCCATTCCTGAGGCCATATCCGCTCCGTGGACACTGGAGCAACATGAGCGCACTCCCAACGAGTTCTCCAGGAATACGTTGATTGTAGATGTGAATCCCAAGGTTCCTGACAAGAGAGTCGAAGTATGCCTGATCGTACTCAGAGGGCGGCTTGGGTAGAGTCTGTATCGGTGTGTTGCGGTTCATTTCATACCGTCCGGCTGGATCTGGAGACGGTTAGATCCAAGCCTCCACTTGTATACAGGATCTCCACCCGTGAAAGACTCTGCCTTCAGTACAATCTGTCTCGCCCTGATCCTCAGGTTCTTCTGGGTAGAAGCGGGGACTTCTCCTTGTACAAGCACGGTATTGGTTTGGTACCCGGACTGGCTCATCGGGTAGTTGACGCCGTAGACCTGGATATTCACCTTCTTGGTGATTCCTGCGGCGCTGACCCTCGGGTCCGTGACGAACTGAACGTCAGGAATGATCCTGCTGATGAACGAGAACTGCTCTCCATCCTCGATGTCAATAGGGCCAGAGGTGACACGCGCCACGATATTGGATCCATCGGCAGTGTACCCGTACTCGTGCTGGTAGAGGGTGGTTGTCGTATCGGCCTGGAGTAGATCGGCACCGTTCGGCATAGCGCCGATAGGGAATCCATCGGTAGCTAGATCAAGCCACGCAGTGCGATCCATAGTGCCGATAGTCCAGAGGTTCTCGACGTAGTTGTAGCAGACGTACCTGCTATTCTCGCCAGTGCCGTCAGTAACACTGGGATACCACCAGTAGACTTCGTTGAACTGAGCGTTTACGCCAGCAGCAACCTTGCCCTTCTGACTCCACTCCAGATCAGAGAACACATAGCTCAACACCGGACACTGCATCTTCACAACACTTCCGCTGTACATGTAGAAGTTGTTGTTGTCCATCCAGTACACTGTGCCTCTAGCATCGACACCAGCCTTCGGGCCAATTATCGACACAGACTCACCGATACGGGTAAAGCTGAACGTATACGGAGGCCCAGTGTAGGACATGGTGAACAGCGCCTTGTCCGTGAAGATCAGGATCTGCTGCTGTGTTGGGATGGCGGATACAATCTCGGATCCACTGGATACCGTAAAGCCGCCAGCGGTGTTGTCCGTCCTTGGCTCCCAGTCTAGGTAGTCTTCCTGGGAAGACCAGCGAACGAGGAGCAGGTTCTGCTCTGCCGATCCAATGTCATTACAACCGAAGGCAATGACATGCCTGTCGATGTCAGATACGAGAACCTGAAGAGCAACTGTCGGCGCATCGTTAGCGCCAGCAATAGAGGACAGAGATACCGCCCTGGTGTTCAGTGGATCAGCGCCAGAAGCACTCCAGTAGTAGATATCGCCGTACCGGGGGTTGATGATCAGGTCTTGGCCGTAGTTGGAGTTTGACCAGATGCGGAGATTGTCTGTAGGGCTGAGGGGCGCAAACGCGCTACCCCAAGGCCCACGCCCCCAAGGACCAGCGCCCCACCCGGTAGCGTAGACTTGGCTATTCAGGCCAACACTCAACTGGAATGCGGCGCTGACACTAGCGCCACCCCCAGAGGTCGAGGGAGTGATAGTAGCGCCAGCAGGAAACACAACATAGAAGCTGGTAGCGTTTATGACCTCTGTGACCTGGACTTCTACGTTAAGCTGATCTGCCGTGAAGCCGTCGAACCCAGTAGCGCCGGAGAACGTGACCCAGTCGTATTGGATCGCATCGTGGCCGGAAGGCGTGGTGACCTTCATCTTCCCGGTGCCAACCTCTTGCGTCTCGAAGGGGTTGTTGCCCAGAGCGATAGTCGTTCTGAGCGGGGTGATGTCGTTAACGTACTGACCAGCTTCGATGTAGTACTTCTGGTTCGTCCCTATCCCTATAAACCTCTCCAGGGACAGGGACGTCCATTGAATCATCGACCTACAAGTGCCGTAGATAGTCTCGGCATTCGCATATGCCTGCCATCCCCCGATCACCTCAGGGTATCCAAGCCTGAACCGGATCTTGTCGGCGTCATACCAGAAGCCCTCCGAAGAGTACTCTGTAACGTCCTTGACGATTCCCGGTTTAGGTTGAATTTTGACGAGCGGCATTCCTAGACGAGAGCGGGTTCTTTGACTTCCTGCTCTTCCTTCTTCCT